GCCGCGGAAGCCGAGGGGTTCGCCGGTGCCGCTGCCGGTCTGGAACTTGTTGTCCTCCTCGAACGCGAGGGCCTTCGGCCACAGCGTTTCGATGAGCGCGGAGAACGAGGTGATGGAGTCCTGGAGCAGCTCGTTCGGGACTGCTGACAGACCAGTCAGTTTCTTCGCGTCGAGTTCGACGCGGCCGAACTTCGGGTTGGAGTCCTGGAACGCGGCGCCTTCCTCACCCCAGTACGCGACCATCCCGCCGAACACGCTGCCCGCGTTCGTGGTGGTGTCGATCATCGGGAACGGGACCCGGGCCGACTCCATCGGGACCACGGTGGCGAGCGGCCGGACGACGGCCTGCTCCAGCGCGAGCTGAAGCAGCTGCGAGCGGAGCGTCTCCGGGACGAGGAAACCGCCGTCCGCCGGCGACACCGAGGAGGCCGCGTTGCGGAGGGCACCGAGCTTGTCCCCATCGGGGGACGGGTTCTTGTGCCAGATGTTGCGGACGTAGTCGATCGAGTTCTCGAAGTGCTTGTCGACCTGCGCGCCGGGGGCGGTCGGGTTGTGGGCGGTGCCCTGCCGGTGGGAGGTGAGCATCCCGCCCTTGCGCTTGGCCTGCGGGTCCAGGTCGAGGCGCTTGATGCCGTCCTTCGCGTCGGACATGCCGTTCTCGCGCATCATCTGCGCGAACACCCGCTGCGTCTCCTCGGCCACCAGCCGGTTGAGGTCGGTGCCCTCGCCCTGGAGGGCGGTGCCGTAGGCGGTGATGAACTCGGTCAGGGACTCTCGCGAGGCCATGACCTCCTTCAGCTTCGCGCCGTCCGCGAGCATCTCCGCCAGTTCGTCGGCGTTGCGCGGGATGGTCATCGTGGGTGCCACAGTTGCCTCCTTCAGGCCGTCGCCGCGCTGGACGACGTGTCGGGCTCGATCAGGTTGGAGACGAGCGCCGACCAGCCGTCGGTGTCGTCGGGGATGAGGCTGGCGACCATGGCCGTCCAGTCGTCTTCAGCGGGCTCCGGGTGGGGCTCCGCGGCTTCGGCAGGTTCGATGGGCTCAGCAGCAGCGGGCTCGGGCTCGGCCGGGACGTCCGGTTCCGCCACAGGCTCGGGCTCGACAACGGGCTCGGCAGCCGGGGGCTGAACCGCGGCCCGCAGCCGCGCCATGGTGTCCTCGTCGAGGGCGTCCGCGATGCTGATGACGAGCGTCGGCTCCGGCGCCTTCGGCTGCGAGGGGCCCTGGTAGCCGTAGGCGGTGAGGTCGTACTCCTGCCGCATCTCCGGGTCAGGCTCGGCATCCGGCTCGGCCGCGGCGCCACGCTGCGCGCCCACCTCATCGGCGAGCCCGGATTCCACCGCCCCGTCCGCGCTGTACCAGGTTTCGGCCTGCATAAGTGCTCGCCAGTCGGCCGCCGTGCCCCCGGCCTTCGCCGCATACGCGGAGGCGATGTTGTCCGAGATCGCGTCGAGGAGTCCCGCCATCTGCTGCATGTCCCCGGCGTCGCCCATGCACAGCCCGGACGCGTCGTGAATCATCAGCATGCTGTTCGGCTGCATCACCAGCCGGTCGCCCGCAAGAGCAATCACGGAGGCGATCGACGCAGCAAGGCCGTCGACCTGCACCGTGACGTCCGCCGGGTGGGAACGCAGCGCGTTGGCAATGGCGATGCCCTCGAAGACGCTCCCGCCAGGGCTGTTGACCCGCACCCTCAGGCGGGGCGCGGTGATCTGCGCGAGTTCGTCGATGAACTCGTCGGCATACGCGCCGAACCAGCCACCCACCTCGTCGTACAGCATCACCTCCGCCTCGTCCGATGCGGCAGCGTTTGTGATGCGGTACCAGCGCGGCGGTTCGACCCCGTACTGCGCGCGCAGCTTGTCCGCCTGCTCGCGATGCCGCGCGGCGAACTGGGTGAGGTTGGCGGGCAGCATGAGGCCCGACATCCGGCTCATTCGTTATCTCCCGTCGTGTCCCACGTCGCCACGACAGTCCCGCGGCAGCGAATCCCGCCCTGGCACAGCCGATAGGGTCCGGCGCCGTACGCGGCACGCACCGCGTCCAAGTCGGCGAACTGAGTACCGTCGATCTCCGAGCAAGGTGTGCACCGGTTCGCGTCGTTGACTTCGCTGGCCGTGTACGTGGCAACCGGAGCGGCCTCCAGCGTCGCCACCCGGCCCAAATTCGTGGCCCGGTGCAGCGCCCCGCCCAGCTGATCGAGCTTCAAACGGTTCGACAGGCCCCGAAGGAAGCTCTTCACCTGGCGTGCCACGCCCGCGCCGTCCGCGCCAGGAGTGAGCAGCCGCAGCGCTTCACGTCCCGCAGTCGACGCCAGCCCGGAGCCGAGGAGTCCAGCCGTCGCCGCAGCGATCCCTACCAGCTCGGACCCGAACACAGCCCGCAGCGACCCGACATCCATTCGGTTCGTCACTGCCTCGTCCAACTCCGGCGCGTCCACGGTGACGCCCTGCGCTGCCGCCTCATCGACCATCCGGCCGGCCGCGCGCTTCGCCATCCCGCCGAGTGCCTCCCGCAGGACATCGGCCGCGTGGTCGCTGTCGACGGTGAGGGAGGCAAGGGCGGCGGTGTCGTCATCGTCGACGGCGGTACGGATCTGGTCGCCGAGGGCGTTGATCCACCGGTCTTCGATGGGGATCCACCGGTCGAGGAGCTGTGAGAGGGCGTCGTCGTGGTCCGCGCGGACTTGTTCCAGCGTGGTGCCGTTCTGGGTGTTGAGGAGTTGCGCCACCGCGATGTCCCATTCGGTCCGGGCCGCGGGGAGCGCCGCAAGGGGACGGTGGAGCAGCGCGGCCGGGGCGGGGCCGGCGGGGACCGGAGCGGCAGGCGGGCCCGCGTACGGAATCTCAGGCAGGCCGACCGCGGACAGAGTGCCCGCAGGATCGAACCCGGCCTGCACCAGCGCCGCGGCAGCGTTCGAGCGAGAGGTCAGCTGCGTCGCTTCCTGATCGACGTCCTCCGGGACCGGGTTGGCGTAGTCGAACTCCAGCCCGGCGCCGGTCGGCCCGTACAGGGGGAGCAGCTTGTGGTTCAGTGCGTCCTTCACCGCTTCCAGGTCCGGTACGACCAGCCAGCGGGCGAACATGCGCTCCCCGGCGTCCCCGTTGGCCCGGTTGACGTTCTCGACGGCGCCGGTCATGGGGCGGGGGAAGCCGAAGGCCTCGTGGATGATTTCGCGGGAGACGTTGCGGAGTTCGACGAACTGCATGTCCGTCTGCGTGAACTTGCGGTCTTTCCAGACCCCGTGTTCGAGGATCGCGACGCGGTGCGCGTTCGCGACCCCCTTGTGCTGCTCGTTCCACCGGTCGCGGAGCTCGTTGAACTCGCCGTCGGACAGGCCGTTGGGAACCTCGATGATCCCACCCGGTTCAGCCGAGTTGAGGAAAAAGTTCCGGTTCCACTCGGCGCTGTAGCGCACCGCATCGAGGTCGGTGAGGAGTGCCTGCACGGGGCCGATACCCCGGTACGGGTCCGTCGGATGCGGGGTGCGGATCAGGATGACGTCGTCGATGCCGAGCGCCACCTCCTGCCCGTCCGGGCCCGTGTACATGTAGCCCAGCAGGAACTTCTCCGGGTCCGGCACCGGCCGCATACGGTCCGGGCGCACCGGCCACAGCTCCAGCGGCAGGCTCACGTTCTCGTTGTGGGCGATGACCCACCACGTTTCGCCTGTCAGCTGCTTGTGCTGCGCTCCGGCCTCAACGAACTCCGACTGCGTGTAGAACGCATTCGGCTTGTTCCACAGGTCGAGGGCCGCGTGGCTGGTGACCTCGACGCGGTCTTCTTTCTTCCCCGACTTGGCCTTGCGGTAGAGCTTCCACTCGACGCCGGCCTCGGCTTTGGCGGTGCGGTTGACGATGGCGAAGAGGGTGGAGACGGAGCCCATCGCGCCGAGTTCGGCGGTGGTGCCTCGGTTGGAGCCGAAAAGACCGTGTCCGTAGGACTGGTGGCGGGAGGCGAAGGGGACGGGGGTGTTGGTGGGTCGGGCGCGGAGGTTGCTGGCTGCGTTGGCGAGGGAGCCGAAGAGGGTTTTGCCCACCGGCCACCTCCTTCACGTCAGTCGCTGTCGAGCACCCATTGCAGGACGCAGGTGAGGAGTCCTCCGGAGATGAGACCGACCCCGGTTCCGAAGATATTCCAGCATCCTGCTGTGATGAGTGTAAATCCTCCTGTCAACATGGATGCTGGCCGCAAATCTTTCAGCTTCTTGGGGTTCACGCGGAGCTTCCTCATCCCAACCACCTCAGTTCTCTACGGGCTGATCGTCGAAGGTCTCAGGCCGGAACACAGCCAGCCCCGTCACGCCCTCCATGAGCGCGACCTTCACCCCCGGCAACGCCTCCTGCACCTGCTCCGTGAAACGCTGCGCGTCCGCATCGCTCGTCTGCTCCTCGAAGCAGACGAGCAGCACGTCACCCGCGCGCACCATCGGCACATTGCTGCACATCACAGCCACCTCACTCGTGTCCGGCCAGCGGCATAGAACGCCAGCAGCAACGCATCCGCGTTGTCCGGCGACCGCCCGAGCCGCTTCCTGATCTCGTCCTTCGGCTCCACCCGAATCCGCCCCTTCGGATCCACATCCCACCGCGGCTCCAGCAACTGCGCCACCGTCGTATCCGCGTTGTCCATCGCGGCCAGATGCCAGCCACCCGACTCCGACAGGCCCCGGCCGAGCTCCCACCACAACTCGGCCCGCAGGTTCATGTACTTGGTGGGCTGCGACGCGGCTTCGGCGACGTTCACCCCGATGATGTGGGCCGTGTGCTCGCCGCGGTTCGCCATGTTCCGCAGCTCGCCGATCACACCGAAGCCGATGCCGATGCTGTCGACCTTCACAACGGTCGCCCCGGACTCGCGGATCGCCCGCAACACGAGGGGGGCGATCTGCTCGGGCCGGTCCGTGTGCGCCCGCCACTCCCTGCCGGCCTGGAACCCGCGACGCTCCCTGATTACGGTCTCGTCTCCGCCGCCGCCGACGTCGACGCCGAGTTCAACCGGCAGGAACTTGTCGGCAGGCGGACGGGTGTCCCACGGGAGGCGGCAGTTCGCGATGTCGGAGCCGCGGACGACTTGGTTGGGTCCGTCCTCGGAGAACTCGCCCAAGACTTTGGAGCGGTAGACGGGGTTCTCCTCGCCCCACTCCTTCGCCTTCTCCTCCACCCACTCGCGGCCGACGAGCGCCGCGGACATCTCGTGCGGCACGTCCTCCCCGGTCAGGTTCGGGGAGTCGAACGCGCTGATCGCCATCTGATGCCAGCCCGACCCAGGCGTACACACCCGCCTGAAGTGCGACGCGGGGTTGTCCGGATTGCCGATCGCAACGATCCGACAGTCCGGGCCGGTCGCGAGCGCGTCGGCCGCGGTCCACAGCTGCTCAGGGATGCCGCACGCCTCATCCAACACGACCAAGACATAGCGGGCGTGGATGCCCTGGAAACCGTCCGTGTCGGTGTCCGCAGGCTTCCGCCCGTAACCGACGAGTTCGTCGTCGATGAGCCACTCGGTCTGGTTGACCCGGCCCGCGAGCTGTCCGGCCCTGTGGTGCTTGCGGATGTACCGCCACAGGATCGCCCGCACCTGCGAGAACGTCGGCGCGGTGGACACCACGAAGGCTTCACCGGGCGGATGCGTGTCGAGCCACCAGCACGCGATGAGCGCGGCCGTCCATGACTTCCCCACACCGTGGCCGGAGCGGACGGCGACACGGCGGTGGTCGCGGACCGCGTTGAGGATCTCCCGCTGTTTCGACCACACCGTCTGGCCCAGGCGTTCCTCCACCCAGCGGACCGGGTGCGCCCCGTACTTCGCGGTGCGCCCGGCGAGGGCGTTGCGGTCGACGAGGGTCTTCAGCTGATCGCGGAGCATCTTCAACTGGCGGGTGTCGCCCGCGCGCACGAGCTGGCCGACTTGGGAGCGGATCCGCTCGACGTCAGCCGCTGGCGTCGTCACTGGCGGTGCCGCGGTCGAGGAGGGCGCTGATCTCGTCGCCGAGCTGCTGCGCGTCAACGCTTACGCGGGACGGCGCGTCGAGGCCGAGGAGTTTGCGGTACGACTCGCGGACCTTGACGAGGCGGTCGATCGCGGCGAGTTTCGGCCCGTCGTCGAGGAGCGGTTTCCCATCGTCGCCTGTAATGACCCTGCCGTGGGACACGGTGACGTGGTCGCGCAGGAGAACTTCGAGGGCTTCCTCGTACAGGGTGTCGAGGCGCTCCGCCTCGTGAGCAATCAGCTTCTCGGCGGGCCCGCGGACGATTTCGCGGAGGACTCCGCGGATGGCCTTGCGTGCGGTGCTCTTGTCGTAGTACCCGAGCTCCTCGGCGATCGCGGTAAGGGTCCAGCCTTCGGCGCGGAGTTGGGCGGCTTGGGCGTCGCGTTTCGCGTTCTCGGCGGTGCGGGTGAAGCGGTTCATCCCGTCGCGGGCCCTGGCTTGGCCGTTGCCGGTGGTGTGGCCGGCGGGCTGCTGGGGCTCGGGCTCGGCCGGTACTGGTGGATTGTTACCGGTAACCATGGTCTGATGGTAACGAGGGTGTGCAACTGGTGGACGGTGGTGCACAGCAGAGGGCCCGCTCCCGGTGGCGAGAGCGGGCCTTCGGCGTGCGCGGGGTCAGTCAGGGGCGCGCTCGATCGTCTGCGTCTTTCCGATCGCGGCCATCTGCTCGTTGGTGGCGAGGTAGACGCGGCCGCCCTGGTCGCACTTGAAGTGCAGGATCCCGTCGACGCCGCCGATGGTGAGGACGTCGAGGACGAGGCCAGTCATGACGCCGGTCCGGGCGTGGTTGCCGGGGGTGCGGCGGACGAGGATGCGGTCGCCGATGGCGGGGATGTACGTGGTCATGGCGGGCTCCTAGGCGGCGAGCGCGTCGGCCAGCAGCTGGACGCGGGTGGTGATGGGGCAGTCGACGGGGTAGAGCACGGTGACCGTGGCAAGGCCGTGGGCGGGGCGCGCCTTCGGCTCGTCGGCGGCCGGCCGGTCGACGGTGTAGGCGGTGCGGTGGGTGGTGTAGGAGACGAGGCGGTCCAGCCGGAAGGAGCGTGCTTCCTGGCTGTCGCGGT